AGACAAATCAGAAATACCGCTCAATGTATATTCAATATTTGCTCCAACACGAGTGAAATTACCGATGTTCACCCCAGGCGGAAATGTAGATCCTCCAGCCCCGGTAACAAAAGTAGCACTAGTTGCGTTGTAAATAACTATTTTAGTTCCAGAAGCTATTGGTACTAGAGCTTGAAACGTACCAGAAGAAAATGTACTAGTTGTAGTTGGAGCGGGACATGGAGTAGCAGCTAACACAGATATAGGAATGTTAAATGTAGTGGTAGTAGTAGTTTTATCTGCTGAACATGCATTTGTTGCATCTATTACTAAATTATATTGTTTACCGGCAGCAGACAAATCAGAAATACCGCTCAATGTATATTCAATATTTGCTCCAACACGAGTGAAACTAGAAATTCTCATTCCAGATGGAAGTGTAGTAACACTAGAAAAACTAGCACCGGTCGCATTGTTAATAATTATTTTAGTCCCAGCAGCTATTGGTACTAGAGCTTGAAATGTACCAGAAGAAAATGTACTAGTTGAGACGGGACACAGTGTGGGAGTTACAGTTATAGATGGAACCGATAAGATAGCTGTTGTAGTAATACATTGACTTCCAGAATTTGTTGCTGTTACTTGAAAAGTGTAACTTTTTCTACTAGTAGTAGCATCAGGAGTTCCATTCAATGAAATCTCAATCCCGTTTCCTACCACAGTTGAATTATCTACAGATATTCCCGGCGGCAGACTTGAAGCAATTACACTAGCGCTAGTTGCATTTGAGACTACTATTTTTCCTTGATAAGAATTATCAACTTGAAATTTGGTATTAGAAAGAGTAGCCGTCGGCGCAGCACACGAAGGAGTCGGCGGTGATACATTAATATACAGAGAAGTAATCCATTCTGCCGTTACAGTTGAGCACCGAGAACCACTATTATTAGGTCTCAAAGATATTACATAATTTAGTCCGGCAGTACTAGCAGACGGGGTTCCAGTTACTGAAATTTCAAGTGAAGTTCCAGATATAACTGGAGTTCCAAAAGACAATCCTGCCGGTAGAGCCGAAACTATACTGTGCTGTTCTATTGCAGTTGTATTTAAAAATACTATTTTTGCTTGATAACTTTTACCAACTTGTGCCGTTGTTATCTGCGGAGCCGACTCAAGCGTTGGCATCGTACATGGATCTGCAGGTGACACTGTTCCAGTTGCGATTGTAGTAGTAGAAATACTAGACGCGGTTTTACCTATACAATTATTTTGAGCAGTAACACTAATTGTATATTTTTGTGCAGACGCTGTTGGGGTTCCACTTAAAGTAAATACATAATTTGAACCAGACGGAGCACCAGATGCGATTATACCAGTGGGTAATCCAGATAAAGTTGCAGTAGTTGCATTATTTACAGTAATGCTTCCACTGTAAGCTGCGTAAGCTTTGAATGTATTACTATTTAAAGTTGCCGCTGGAGTAGTACATGTAGTTTCGGAGATTGATTTTTGAACGGTTCCTGAACCAATTTGTATTGTATAGTTTGTTTGAGTATCACAATAGTCTGCATATCCTGTCACTGATATGTTAAATGTGGTTCCACTAGTTGATAGCGTTGGAGTTCCACTGATTAATAGATTATATTCTCTAGTGCCTTTATCCCAACATCCGCCCTGACACACTCCGAATCCCCACTTTAGTCCCTCAGGCAGTCCAGTTACAGATACTATTTTATTAACATTTTTAAGTATAAAAGTGGCATTATAAGCAGCTTCTGCTTTAATAGTGTTTAGTGCCGGCCAAACTGATACGAGACTGGGTAAAAGCGAGGGCGCAGTTCCACATTTTACAGTTATAGTGGGCAAAGTAAGTAAAGTGTCAGTGTAGTTTCCCCAGCAAGAACTTTGTTCAGAATTTTGTACTACGATAATTGGATTTGGATCCGTAGTTCTTCTATTAGCATCATTAAGAGATGGAGTCCCGTATAAGTCAACAACGAACGAGTTGGCGGCGCTGTTAGAGGAAGACATAGCAGCACGAATTCCCAATGGGAAAAACATTACTCCGCTCAGATAGTTACCAAAAACTGTACCATAAACTGTACTATAGACACTTCCTAAGATGTTAGCATTAGTAATAGTTAGTTTACCGGTATAGGGTGTTCCTTCTATAAATTCTGTATTGTTTAGTGTGACTGTTGGCGGTGTTAAACAGTTTCGTGGTCTCACTCTTCCTGAGCCAGCACTAACTCCATTAACTGTGTTTGCAGAAAATCCAGCGGGAGCATTAGTGGCGTCAACTTTGATATCATAATTTTGCAATGCAGTTGATGGAATTCCGCTGATAGTGATAACATAATATGATCCAGACTGAGAGCCGGACCAATTGAGCCCACTCGGAAGAGTTCCGTTGACTATAGAAGCACTAGTACAGTTGTTGATAGTAATACTTCCGCTATATGTAACATTTATTTGAAAAATATTATTGTATATCCCATTTATAGTTGGAGCTGTGGCCAGTGGTAATGCTGAGCCCATTACAGTTCCTGACCCAAAACTAAATACGAACGGAGTGGGAACACAAAAACTTGGCACTGAAGAACCGCTTGCTGTCAATTTTATATCATAACTTTGTCCAGCAATAGTTGGAGTTCCAGCTATACGATATCGGTAGTATGATCCCGTGACTATTTCAAACGGAGTACTCCGGTCGTCTATTAGTCTAACTCCAGTTGGCAATCCACTAATAGTCCAATCTAATTTTGCCGGTGGATAACTAGCAACTAAAAAGGTGATAGTATTCCCAGTATTTCGTGTGAATGAAAATGGACCAGGAGGAATAATAACTGGACTAGAACACTGAACTAGCGCGCCGTCGGCAACAGTTCCAGTAGCGATTGTAGTACCCGACAGTGTTGCAGCGGTGCAGTATCCAGATCGTGTATTAGTAGCTTGCACTATTATAGTATAGTTTTGATTACGTGCGCTTGGAGCCCCACTTATTGTAGCGATACGACTAGTTCCACTCTGAGAAAATGATACACTTACTCCAGTCGGTAGTCCACTTACACTAGACCATGTGGCATTAGAAAATGTAATAGTTCCGTTAAAGGAACTACCTAGCATAAAATTAAATGATATACCAGACAAATCATATGTTGGAGTTATACATGCGTCCATTATTTAACTAATCCTATTTTAGGCTATTTTTTGCTTTATTAAATCCAAATTAAGCGTTCTTATACTTCTAAAATCAGTGATGTTGATATCAGTGACACTTTTTGGATGATAGTTCAACACATAATGTGCATTTCCAACAATAACTAAATTGTGATCCTCGCCTTGAATGTCGCTGGCCATAATAATATTTACATCAGTGATATCACTTAATAACAGTGTATAACACATGCCTAATGCTCTAGCCAGAGTACAGTATGTGTTTTCTGATAAAAGAGTCCACGGATCAGGCCAAGCCTCCATATCAGCCCAATGTAGATGATGATTAATTAGCGGGGCTTTTTGCCACCAATCATCAACCATCACGCATGCTTGTTTTAAATGACATCCTCGTATTTCAATACGAAGACTTTTCCATTCTCTCATTCTATTACTATAGTCGGTCTGAAATATGTTCATATAAAATATTATTGAAGTATGTTGTTCTTAAAAATAATCCCAACATTGTTATCATCAGTATTGGTCACTGAAGACGGCAACGTTGTCCAAGAATCCGTTAACGGATTAAACTCATATGTAAAACTTCTATCAATGATAAATCTATCAACTGTAAATTGAATTTCATTTAGTGTATGTGGCCATAATTTTTTTATATTATTTTTTATAATCTCACTATATCCTGGCTTTGCATAACAGATCACAAAGGCTGAAATAAGTCCCGTAGTTGACCCATCTGATTGAATGCTTCTCATCCAAAGTGGCAATACACTATTGTCATTGACTGAACCCAAACTGGATAATATTTGTCGTCTCATGTTTACTAAACTGGCAGGATAAACAGTAACTGTTGATTTTTTTATTTGTTGAGGCCACATCAATTGTTTACTGACTGATATATTATTGTTATTAACTAAATTATCAACAATCTCGCTGTAGACAACTTCATAAATTATTTTTCCAGTTGTGTCTTTTGCTACTGCTGTTTTAATGTCGCCTAATGTAACTCGTCTTTTATAATGATTTTTTGCAACAGCTTCCAAATATTGATTTATAGTACTTGCTGATACCCCAAACATATGATTGTAGATAATATTGCGTGTTTTACTATGATAATTATCATTAATTCTAAATATCTGTGTCTCCGGAAATATATTTTCGTCATTAATTAAACTATCAAATAATTCCCGGTCGGCAGTACTTGTATACGCTTGAATATAGATATTATGATAGGGTTCAGCATGAGTACTCTTTGTAGTTAGTGTAAATTCCTTAGTTGATTGCACAAAAGAATATGTTGTACTACTTGCCTTGATTGTAAATGTATATATAATTTCACTATTTTTTGCTTGTAGAGAGGAAGTTGGCTCAAATGCAACTCTACCAGCAATTTCTCCAGTGAGTAGTAATGACAGTCCGCGTGGTAATGTTCCAGACACTAAAGTGTAGGTAAGTGGCAAATTTTGCAACGACACGGCACGTACTCCGAGTGTGCTTATTTCACCGTTTGTGATTATTCCCAGATCAGAAGATGTATCCCACGCAATATCAGTACTGATATTTCCCTTTACAACAAACTTCAAATTAATTGGATCACTATTTAATGAACCATTACTTACATATGCTGAGATATTAACAGTCAATAGATTATTATTGACCGTTGGAAGATTACCAGATATCCACCCAGTAGTAGAATCATATGTTAGTGTACCAACTCCGCTGAGTCCGCTAACATGATATTGAATATTCTGTTCTCCGAACTCATGTCCAATTAGCTTAAACTTAAACGGAGTATTTTGATAATATGTTCCTATATCAGCAGTACTCAAGTAATATGAATAATATTCATCATCTTCAGTGACTGTTATTGGACGATTTAGATTGAATATTGCCGGTTTTCTTGCAGTGAATCCAGCAACAGACCGTTGATTTACTACAGTAATAGTAAACGGAGTAGTAGAGAATTGTGTATCACTTGATATTTTTAATACAAAACTATAAGTTTTTGCAGTCGGCTGATTGTTTGAATTTAGCGGAGGTTCAGCATATCCAGTAATTGTGCCGTTTGAATTAAGTTGTAATCCGGGTGGTAATTCACCATCTATCAAGTCAATTTTAATATCGGCTGTTTTGTCAAGGCTTTGATAATTCAGTGTTACTGATATCCATGTGCAATCATTAAATGTTCCAAGATTACCAGTAACAGTTGTAAATCTCGGAACGGATTCGCCACTTACGGTAATAGAAAAGGATTTATCACTGAAGCCAACATAAACATTATCTCTATATTGTTTTAGTCTAATAGTGAAATTATTAGTATAAGTTATAGCACTGACTGCCAGTGTTCCAGATAGCAGTCCACTTGAAGATAGAGACAAACCCGCGGGAATTTGTCCGTTTAACACACTGTATTGTAGCGTAGCATCTGTTGCACTAGGCACAGCACTAAATTGAAAGTTTATTGCTGTTCCTTCTACATAAGCTCCTATGCTTCCACTACTAGTGTTCCATTTTGGCTGCAACATTGTTATTCCTGTTTTAGTAGTTTTAATGCCAATTCGTAATGGTGTATTCTATCTTCTAGACCATTTGTTCCGCCATTTATTCTTTTTGTCAGTCCAACAAAATCTTTTTTATCACAGTAATCATTTAATGAGTTATTGTCCCAAAACCATCCACTACTACTAACTGCACCCTCTGGAGTTTCCATGTAATCAACGCATTCATCAATTGTTACGCCTAATCCTTGAGCAAATTTAGTATAGTTATCACGCCCAGTAAGTTGTATTAATCCACGACCACGAAACTTCCAACCATCACCGCTAGTTTCTGGTCCATTACTCATTCTATTTGCATATACACGATTTGCTATTCGTTCTGGTTTTCTAGCGTACTGATTTGCAAGTTCTTCTGTTGGGAAATATTTCTTAAATACAGTCATTAATCCCTGAGCACTATAATTTAAGTTTTCCTTAACAAAATTGAAACCGCCACTTTCATGGATAATTTGAGCCAAGTAACATGCCAATCTTTCATCAGTTTTTGATATTTCATAGTAATCAACCACATCGTTTAATGCGTCAACATAAGTTTCTAATACTGATGGTTTAGTTTTAGGGCATAACTTTTTAAGTAGCGTGGCAGTAATCATATTATATCCTTAGTACATGTATTTATGACTGCATAATAAAAAATCCCAGTCATATGACTGGGATATAAAGAACATCTTGTAAGCAGATTACTTGATGCCGGCTAATTTTTTCATCGTTAAAGAAATATCTTCTTTAACAATTTCTGCTTTCACCTTTGTATGTGGTAGAGTTGTTTGATCACTCTTTGGACCATTTAGACCACCACTAATAATATGTGACATGAATTTAACGTCGGCTCTGAATTGTTCATCTTCACTCTTGGCATTTCTGCTATTAGCCCACTCGTCTATCTTTTCATGTTCGCAAGAGCACTTGCTTTCGTACATACCACATTCATTGCACTGCTCTTCTGACTCGTCAACCTTTTCTTCTTTGTGATCTTCGTTTTCAGATGCGTTGTCTTCTTCATCTTCTTCATCTTCTTCAGTGTCTTCGTCTTCGTCTTCTTCATCATTCTCGTCTGACTCGTCTATTTCATCAGTGCTAAATTGTTGTCCAAAAGCATTAAAAGATTTTTTACCATTTTTTTCTGCTTCAGAGTCTTTTTGTTTTAACCATTGACCCTTGCTTACTTCATCTAATTCTTCTTCACACTCGCATTCTTCGTGACCACATTCTGAGCAAGTTTCTTCTGAAGAATGATCATGCTCTGAATGATCATCGCCACGAGAACCAATCATACGCTTTAAGAATTCAAATTCTTGATCGCCGCCGTCACCATCTGATGGTTGTAATTGACCTAACACTTCGTCTTGTGCCATTGGCTCTACTTCAATGCTCTGCCCGTCAGTTGAATCCGCATGTTGCATTCCAGCATTCATTCCAGCACCAATTCCAATTCCGGCACTGGATAAAATCTTCATTAAAGATTGAGCGTCTTCGTCTGTAGCACTGACACTAACACTGTCTCCCATACCCTGTTGCCCAGTAGAAGTGGTAACAGTCATGCCTTCTTTTAGTAGTGACTGTAATTGACGATCCCAGCTTTCCATTTGAGCGTCTTTTGTTACTTTAGCGTGTGATTGTTTTTTAGAATTATTATTAGTCATTTTTTTGTTTTCCATCATAAAATCCTCTTCCATGTTCCATTCTTCATCAACTGATTGATCTGGAAATGGAAACTGTTCATCCATGACATCAGTTATTTTGTCATCAGCAATTGGACTCACCAGCGAATCGCGTGACGCTGTTGTATCAAAATGCTGCTCCTCATCTATCAACGGAGCAGTATCTTCCATGTAACACTTGGTAACATGATCACGAAGTTCTTCTAATGGACCATGCCAAATCTTGTAAGGAACACGACCTTCACCATGATAATGATCAGCAAGTGCTTCATACAGGCTTTCATCCATTGTCCAGCCCTCTTCGCACATTTTACACTCATGTGGAAATCTCTTTTTGATGTCTTCTAGAGTGTAACCTTCTGTGATTGAATTTTTGGATTCTTTCATTGCTTGTTTGCGAATAGTAGCAAAATACACATCTTCTCCCTCTTCAGAACCATATTGATCCTTCATTGAAGCCTTCATGCCAGATTTGTCATACTTTTGCTTTAGACTACGCTCTTTTGCCAGATTGGCAGCAGTCATTTTCTTTTCGTCTAATTCTTCTTCTGCTACTGGTTGTTGACCTTGTGTTGTTTGTTGACCTTGTGTAGTTTGTTGACCTTGTGCTGTTTGTTGACCTGGTTTTACTGCGGTAGTTCCAGTTGCAGTTTTTTGTCCTGCTTGACCTGGTTGGCCCATGCCTGCTGTATTTTGTTGTTGCAGTGGTAGCTTAGCATCAGGGACTCCAGTTATTTTTCCCTGCTCTATACCCTGCTGAAGTGTTCTTGCTAGATTAGGGTCAGTTGTTTTAATTGCTGGTGCTGTCTGTCCAGGACGAGGCTGTTGAGTACCAGATGCAGAAGGAACAAACATAGTGCCGGGTGGTAATTGTTGTGCTTCAGCCAACATTGTTGACTCAACATGTTCCATCCAGTCCTTTAGCTTGTGCTTGACGCTTGCTTTACCTGGTAGTGTCTTTGGCTTACTACCCACGATCCAACTAGATAGTTCGTCAGTGTCCCACTTCTTTACTTCACCAGTGTCACTGTCACTGTCTTTCTTTGGGCGACCGCGTCCGCGCTTAGGTGCATCTGCACTCTTCTTTACTTTTTTACCAGTGTCATCTTCGTCGTCTTTGCGACCATATCCGCCCGGTTCTGCTTTATGTACACGACCAGTTTTAGTTTCTTTAGTACCTTCGGTGACGGATTGCTTGTCATCTGATAGACTTTGTAGAACACTGTTCATATAGTCGGCGGCTTTAGTGATTTTACTTTGTTGCCAAGCCTCTAGTCCTTCTTCTTCGCTCTTTTGTCTAATCATGTCCAATAGTTCTGAGGCATCTTTAGTGATACTTTGTAGCTCACTGCTGGCCATAGAAATTTCGTGATCTTGCTCTTGTTCGCTTTCAGTCACTTTGCGCTCAGGTAAATGCTTTACTTGAAATGACGTGAAGGCAAATGTGTCTTTATGTTTGCCATCTTCTCCGACACGACTAGGATCGTCTAGTTTAACCATACAACGATCTTCACCGCGATCAGTGTCTTGTGTGTACTTAACAATAACACCCATACCTAGTGGAGTTTTAACACGATCACCTACACTGTAGGTATTCTTGTAGCCTTCCGCCACACCTTGCTTACTCTCATCTTTTAGCTTGTGCTTGACGCTTGCTTTACCTGGTAATGTCTTTGGTTTACTACCTACAATCCAACGGGCTAATTCATCAGTGTCCCACTTCTTTACTTCACCAGTGTCACTGTCACTGTCTTTCTTTGGGCGACCACGACCGCGCTTAGGCGCATCGTCGCTCTTCTTTACTTTTTTGCCACCATCATCTTCATCATCTTTACGACCATAGCCACCTGGATCTGCTTTGTGAACACGACCAGATTTGGTTTCTTTAGTGCCTTCGGTCAACTGTTTTTTACCATTAGCGGCATATAAGTTAGCAACTTTCTTAGATGAATCATCCATATCACCAGTTGACTTACTTGTCTCACTTAATTGATCCATTTTGGAAATTAATGATTTCAAATCCATGATTTTTCCTATTATTTCTTCTTAGCTGATGCACCAGTTTCTGGTCTTGGCATACGATTGATTTTTGACATTGGACTATTTACATTTCCAGCACTCAAACGCATATCTTCGGCAGGTTTTGTTTTTGGGGCAGCAAATGACATATCCATCTTGTCCTTTTCGTGGGCGGCGCGTATCCTAGACATATACTGTTCGCCATATTCTTTGCTAGCTTCTTTTCCGGCATCTTCTAATGTTTCGTGTGTTAGAACTGGACTATGATCAGCTTGATTGGCGTATTGCTCCATTTCACTATCAACACCCTCTGCATAATCAGCTTGAAGCATTCTGACCATGTTCTCGTCATAGTTTAGTAGTCTAGCTAGTTGTTTTACCATTGGTTCTGTGCAAGGATACTTGAATTCTACATCTATAATGGTCACTGGCTGATTTTTAACATCATTGAAGCCAAGAGGATTTTTCTGAATTGGCTTGGAATTTGGTGTACCAATCTTAACTGGATCAAACTTTTGTAAATTCATAACAAACATATCCATCCAATTCTTTCCGGGATCGCCGCAAACGCTAATCTTATATTTGTATGATCTAACGGATTCCATTAAAAATTGCTTAAAAGTCTTCATTATAGTATTCCTATACCTTATGTATTATTTATCATTTTGTTGTTTTTTATTTGCTGCTTCAGCAATCAAAGCTTTGAGTAATTCATTGCGATCAATAACTTTTCCAGTACCTGGCTGAGCATTTGGAGTATCAGCAGCTTGTTGTTTACTGGCATTAACAGATATCTTACGATCAATTTCTGCTTTCTTCAATTGAAGATCAATCATTTTTAGTTTATTATTGATTTTTGCAGTTTTTGCCGTAATAGCATGTCCTAGCATACTACTGGCACTATTAAATATTTCAGCACTAAATCTGGTATCGATTTGCATTCCAAGATCCATTAAATTATTGAAAGCTTCTTTTGCCAAATCAGCTAATTGATCCATTTCGGAATCGCTTGCTTCTAATCCGCGAACTTGAGGTAGTGCGTTTTCTATCTTTTCAATAGTATCCAATGTTTCTGCTGAGATGAGTTCGTTGGATAGTTCTTCCGGTTCAATCGTGTCAGTACATTGTTCAATTTCATCAGACGAGTCTAGATTAAATAATGTTTCCAATTTTCGTGTCATAATATATGTATTTATTACTTACGCCCATTGAAGAACATTTCGTTTTCTGTAATTATTCTAAAGCGAATACCCATTTTTTTACACCACTCGGATGCTGATTTCCACTTGGCCTGATTGACGATCACTGCTGCTTGATCTCTGCGACTCTTGCCCGCTTCTTGCAAGTTTGTTTGTTTGCTGGGTTTGATTTCTACTAGTTCGGCAGTTGTTCTACCGGTTTTGTCTTGGTAAACAATAAACACATCAGGAACATATATAGTTTGTTTACCAGTTAATGGATTGCGATAGGGTATATGTATGGATTCGCTTGCCCACTGAAGAACTTTGTCGTTGTTATCACAGAACATAAAAAATGTAAGTTCCCATCCGCTGCGATATCTAGGCTTACCCTTCCCAATGTATTTCTGTGGGTTTTTAAGTTCATAAATTCCTTGTGCCCATCTAGCCATGTTAGTGCTGTATTAATTGACGGGATTACTGTGAATAATATTTCGTTGAACTTTTTCATTCGGAGAAATAATATTATTAATACCATATAACACTGTTTTAGTCTCACTTAGTGTATTCAAATAATAAGCAACTGTCAGTGTTATTTTCATCTTGTCCATTGAGTCAAATTGACTTAATAAATCCAAAACATTAATTTCTGTTTCCGAGCTTATTCTGAATAGTACTTCAGTGAAAGTTTTGGCAACTTCTATATTTGATGTGTGTTCACTAAAAAATGAATATACGATATCATACTCATTTGCTGGTACTGATAAATTAATATTATAAAAATTATTGAATATTCTAACGGTATTATCAATGCTCATATTAGGGTCCGGGTCCGCGTGGAGGGTCACTTCCTATTGGTTTTATATCTCTATTTACTACAGAAACAGAATTGGGATCACGAGCATTTTTTGCACCAGCAGATTGTGCACCTGTACCAGTGTTTGCACCTGCCGCTGGTAAATTAAATATGCCTCTTATGTTATCTGGATTAGTTGCTGCTCCAACAACTTTTGTCAGAACTTCTGATTTGGCCGCGTTTAATATTTGTGTTGAATTTTTCCAAGTTTTACCCAAGCGTCCACCAGCTTGTATTGCTCTTAGTGCTCTCTCGGGATCACCACTTGACAAGTCTTCTAATATTCCCAAACCACTATCAATCAATCCATTCTTTCCTAGTATATTTTTATTATTTCCAGGTAAGCTAAGTGGGCTTAGCTCAGTATCGTATGTTTCTTTCTCTCCAAATCTATCTACTATTGAATTTGGTGATTCACCATTTAATGCTCCCTCCAAGTACTTTACAGTTTCATAACGAACAGTCATGGAATTTTCCATTATTCCTCGTGTGTCATAATAACTATAATTATCGTGGTTAAAACTTTCAATCATTGGGTTTATTAATTCATACAGTGCAAAACTGTGCTGATTAAACCCGTATACTTTTATTGATTTGAAAAATGCAGTCTTGTTCTTATTATAGATACTGGATCTAATAATATTGCTTGAACTTACATCTGATTTTAAGCCCCAATCCTGTTGTTTACTGATATCGGGATCATATGTATTTTTTATGCTTAATTCATTTACAGCAGAACCACTTAGTGAATTAGCACTGCTTATATAATTTGGCTGACTTGGATCACTGTAGTAATAATTGAAATAAGCATGCCATAAGTGTCTTACTTGATTAGCATTATCGTCGTGAAAAGTTATTCTTATTGGATCATAACTTATTTTAGTTTGAACAAACCTTTTACGATTGTATTGATTCATTTCATGTAATTGAATACTGAATTTTGGCAAATCAATACTCTTTACTAGCAATCCTAAATTAGTGGTTGAAGGAAAAACTTTCTCAACCAGATCGCCCGCAACTGCGACTTTACTTATATCAAAATACACATGAAACAGCCACTTGAATTTTGGACTATTTTCATAGCCAGCATTAACAAAAGTTTTGCTAGCGTGCTTGTAATCTTTTAAGTAAGGAGAGCCGAAGAATCCATCTCCGGCCCCTTTTAGAAATTGCTGAAAAAATCCAGCCATAAATTAGCTTCCGCCGATACCGCTTACGTTTGTGCCTAGTGTTCTGCCAACTGCTACACCAACGCCGTATGCTGGACCATTGCCATCCAATGGGGTTTGTGTTGCATTATCAAATCTAATACTTAGCGTAATTGTAACTGGTTCATTTGTTCCATAATTCAATGAATTATAATTTGCACTGGCAATGTAGCAACCATAGAGTTCCCAACTTTCCAATATATTTGGTGTTGTTACTCCGCGAGCGCCATCCAGAACTTGACACACTAATTTGAACTTGTAATCACTGCCACTGCTGGCACTTGCTTGCTCTTGAAAGTCAAACTGTTTCTGAATTTGCTCACCAACTCGTCTTGCAATTTCACCAGTAGCATCGTCACGCAAATTAACAGTGACTGCCTGCCATGTTGGTTTTCCAGCTAGATATATTCTGCTGTTGTACAATTCAATTGGTATTTCACCAAATTCTACATTTGGACGAGTAAAATCTATTACTTGTTTTGTTAGTTCAGTTGTTGGCTTACTTACTCCAAAATTCTCAAACAATACACGGAATCTGTATTGTAATTTTGGCATCAATAAACCCTGAGCATCACCAGTTCCATCACTGCTTGTTGGTACTGTCATTCTTGCGATTGAGCTAAAAGCCATGGTTTGTATCTCCTTATTATTATTTATCATGGTCAGGAATTGCTTCCTGACCAATTAATTATCCGCTTATTTCCCCAGTGTTCAGAAGACGAACTGGAACATAGATAAATTCAACTGCCTTGGCAGGCTCAATTGCTATATCAATCCATAATTCATTTCTGTCTATACGAGCCGGAGTGTTATTTGTCTCGTCACACACTACAACATAGTCATAGATACCACGCTTACTTAGTATGTCAGCAAGTAATGTCTGAACTACGCCGCGAGCTTCATTTCTAGTGATTGTGTCGTTTGGCTCAAATATGAATGGTCTTAACGCTCTTTGTAACTGATAACGAATATAGCATACTAGACGAGAAACGTTAGTTCTGTCAAGGGCACTTTGGCTATCAAAAGAGTTTTTATTTCCGTAATTCAATATTCCAATATTAGTGAAATATGATATAGGATTAATAAAGTTTGTATATTCAATGTCTCGTAGAGCAACACGATTCTTTGTTGTAACAAATTCACCAGTTGTTGAGTCAATATAACCAATGTTGCTGGCATTATCAACTATTCCACGACGCTGACCCGCTGGAGCAAACCATGGATACGCAACATTATCGTTGTAAATCATAGTGCGAAGTATCATATGACTTGATGGAACAACAATTTCTGCTCCAGTTAAATCAGTTGTAATTCCACTTGGATAGTACACGCCCATGTAAGTATTGCGTGTAACTAGCGCATCTTCACCAGTACCAGTTGCACCAGCAGTATTGGTTGCCCAATTTACAATGTCATTGGCGCTGTCTGCTAGACGCATTGGAGTATCACCAATAATGTAAGCAGTTTGTCCACGATCATTATTTAGAACAACCATGTCTGGCTGTAACTCAGGATATCCAGGAGCAGCAATCAGATTGAAAAATGTGTCTTCTTCGCGGATCTGAACGTTTGTGTTTATAGCAGTTTTTAATTTCTGCACGACCATGTTTCTCTGAGCTTTACGACCCATATATGGAGATCCATCGCTCTTTAGTCCACTTACTGTAACCCATGTGCTTTTCTCGGCTGGCAATGAATTGCCAGGATAATTTGCACTAGTAAAGTAATTTGTGCGATACTCTTTTACATTGTATCCACTGCGACGAGTGTTAAACAACAATGTTCCTGTAGGATACTTTGTTGCGTCTGGAGCATCCAAGTCCAAATAATTACTGTTTAGTAATCCTGCAATACTTGGAAACTCACTTTCAACTGGATCAATGCTTCCAGATGTGGCCCAGCGAGCGTCTGCAAATAGTACACCGTTTTCAGATGTTTGATCTGTGTTGTCTACGCGAACCCATTGATCAACATCATCTACGGATTGCCAGCGATTGATAGCTGGGTAGTTTTCCAAATCACTAGTGTCAATCCAAAGATCTCCATAAGCAAGTGATCCACCGTTACTGTTGGCGGCGGGCTCACTAGCACTAATTATTGGTCCATTTGTATCAGTTGCAGGAGACCCAGATGATTTTGGAAGACCGTTACTAGCATATGCTACAGTGCGATATCCCTTCCACTGACCGCCAACATTTGTCATAATGTCAACTTGATTGACTGCACTAAAATACCATGGTGTGCCATTTAATGGGTACTGTGTTGGTGTTATTTCATTAGGAATGTAATTAAACACTCTCCAGTTACTCAACTGCACTGTGTACTGTGGTTGTGCATATCCACTAATCCATGTAACTCCAGTAATACCACCAGAAGAATTTACTGCAGTAACTTTGACTTCATATTTGGTATTCAATGGATTAGCATCTTCTATTTCTAATACATCACCAACTTCATAAGCAGCACCGGGAGTGGTAACTGTAAATGATGGAATGTATCCTGTTGTAACAACTTGTAGCTTTGCAAGACCAGTATTAACCTCTATATCTGTGTAAGTTAGTGTTTTGTATGGACCCCACTTAGCACCAAGAGTTGTTCCACTGATAAATCCAGCTTGTGCAAGTACATTGGACTTTGATTCGTCATCGAGAACAATCACTCCGCCATCCAGATGAGTTAGAACAATTGCGCCAGTTGGAGAAACTTCAGCAGTAGTACGAGAAATATTTGCAGCAGTCCATGCTGTTACGAATTCACTTGAACCAATAGCAGTTGTATTTACTGGCATAGTAACAGTGTAACTGTCACTTAAGCTAGCATCGTTAGGCTGGCTTACTTTAACCTTAAATGATACTGTAGATGAATTTGTACTTGCAGTAATTGTTGGACGGGCTATTGATCCAACAAACACAGATGGTCCTGTTCCAAATCTACGGAATACTTGAACTGGATTTAAGAAATTACTAACGTTTGAACCGTACTGTGCGTATAGTGTGCCGTCGGGAATATTCTTTCCTCCAGTACTGTCTAGCGTGTTGTTAATGGCCCAGTCGTTGGTGCTCATTGGACAATTTCTGGAGCTGAAACTACCAATAGAAGAACTGTACTGTCCAAAAACCAAGTTTGTTCCAGCGTTTGCAGAATTTGTTTTTATCCATACACTACCACTTGGACGAGGCTGAGCATCAGTGCTTCTCCAGAGAGGCTGCTGAGCATTAGAACCAAAAACTACAGTTGGAGCATTGTAAGTAGCAGGAGTAATTCCCAACTGAGTTAATACAGTAGATGAACCAACTATTCCTACTACAACTTGCTGATCAATTTCACTGTACAGTACTAGACTATTATTCTCAGCAACAGCAGACACAAATGGTATATTGGCATCATTAATAGAAGACACAAGATTTTCTAAAGTATTGTTTGGAGCAGCACCAATAGTAATTGTTACTCCGTTAATAGAAAATGATGCACCCTCTGTTAAAGCTGGAGAAAGTAGTGATGTTCCCTGCACAGCAGGTAAATTGTTTCTCCAACTTGGACCACCGAGTTCAACCCAAGAATTATTGCTCTGCTTGAACCAGTAAGTTGAATGACTGGATGGCTGTCTGGCACTTGTAAAATTGTTACTATTAGTAACCATTGATATAGCATAATCACCAATGTTACCAATAGAAGATTTTGGACGACCATTTACATCGGCCATATCAGCAACTTCTTTGATAAAGAAAGGAATCTGATTTACAAACTTACCAGTTGATTGATTAAATTCAAAAATTCCCCATGAACTGTTATCAGTGTCTAGCCAGTAAGTTCCATTAGCAACCTCGGCAGCAGGGCGTGTAGTACGGCCAATCAAACTGGCAAGATCAATGTCGGCTCGCAATACATAGCATAAGTTTGATAAGCCCAATACACTATATGCTGACTGTAAACCATACTCATTTAACTCATAACCCTGAAGTGAGGTGCCATTTGTTGTCTTATAGAAGAATGGATTTCCAAACAGTGTTGTCAAATCACGCTGACTTGTTACTCTGTAAAGCTTGTTTGCATTAGCAGCAATAGTTCCAGTTGCAATTCCTGTTCCTGCCGCATTTGATTTATTTTGTGCAGTTGCCAAAATAATAAGAGGAACAGTTCCCGGTGCTCCCGGTAAATACTGACTCTCATCAACAATGTTAACTTGTACGCCTGGACTATTTAGTGCCATAATATATTTCCTTTATCTGTTATAAATGTCGTGATCAGAATGATTCTTTTATCACTACAATTATTTAGCAGATACTGCGAAAAAACGCACGTTATGAATCTCTACCGTAGAGATTTTCTATAAATAAATGCATAAACTACTATGTATATGCTTATCTCAGAAAAAATGGCTTCTCGTACTGTATATAAAAGGGCAAAAACAAAAGAGAGTGAGTGCAACACAGAATAAAGAATAAAAACAAATGGCAAGACATCCGATATGAATGATAACAGACCGATATGTAAAAAATGTAACGGCAGATATCGTGCTATTGCTTACACGAGACCATCTGGCAAAATTCAATATAGAAGTTTATGCGAACATTGTCTTAAACTGAAAAAGACTGGCAAACTATCATCGGTTAAAATGTCTTGGGAATTGAAAGGATATAAGAAAAAAGCCACATGTGATGTATGTGGCTTTAGAAGTACTCTAAGTAGTCAGATAGTAGTCTATCACATAGACGGCAATCTAAATAACGCCGCGCTGTCTAATCTACGCAGCGTATGCTTGTGCTGCGTAGAAGTAGTCAAGCGAAAGAACTTCACCTGGAGAATCGGTGACATTCAAGTAGATCATTGATCTGTTGATATAGACTATCAACGGTGCTATCGTTGTTAACAACATAATCGTAATTATACCCAATACTGCTGTACTCACTGACATGCACAGCGGGATACTTGAACTCCCACTCACTAGTTAGCCCATGCTGCATGTAGTCATTGACCCACTCTGGTTCTGGTGAACGAACAACACGAACTGTGATACCACCCAACTTTCGTACCGCGTCTAACTCGTTTACAAAACGAGTATCACTAATTACTATGTGACTAGTATCTTTACTGAGCTTATAGAGCTTATATTCTAAGCTGGCAATCCAAATATCAGAATGAAAGCGATCCCGAAATAAATCAGTGGCTATTCTCTGTAATGCATATCTGGGACTAAAGTTGGGTATATCAAGTCTCTCGGCCCACCAACAATCAACACGCTCACGCCACTGTCTGGATTCCGCGGTATCGCCCTCAAGTAGATCGCGATCCCATCCAAATATACTAGCTACTGCATCCTTGACGCTGCTGGCCCAACTTAGTTTAGTATATCCATGCTGTTTAACCAAGTAGTTGGAAACAGTATCCTTACCACACGAAATTAAACCACTTAAAGCTACTATCATACTAGAATTGTATTACACAACTCTACTGAATGTCAATATATTTAGAGTTACCCAATTACCCAAGTAAGTGGAGTGCTGCCATCAATATAACGCTTTAAGTCCTCTAACAAGTCTTCCTGCATCTTGGCACCCTCACTCTTCATAGCAGCACCATTCAATGAAGTACCACCACCAGGGCCTGCAATTGATGAATACTTTTCACGAGCTTCACCCATAATAACCTTGCACTGCGCTACAACCCAACTGGTTATCCAGTTACTACTCTGATAGTTCTGCAACAGAGTAATCTCTGGCTTCAAATTGTCAGTCCATAGTAACAACTGCTCACCACTACCTTTGAAGTTGCGAACAAATTGTATAGCTTTGGTAACTGGATTGAATGTGAATATCACATAGCCACCGAACATTCTGGCAGCCAATTCTATATAACCGGCATAGAAGTCATAAGTAGCTAAACCGCCGGCATAGTTGTAATTCAAAAGATATGTATTCAATATGGCACTACTAAACGGATCAAAACTACTAGAGCTAGGACCCGTTTCAAGTCCTACTGTGCGACGAAATACCTGACGCACATTGATTATTTCCTGAGGCAATATGTATGTGTTCTTATCTTTCTCAATAGTCAATAGTGAGTATGATTCCTCATATGCGTTCTGTGCTCTCTGTCTGTATGTAGAAATTGCGTATTGATACGCGGCCTCATAGTGAACAGGATCTAATTCCAAATCAATTATGCCATCACCTAAACGATATCTCGTGTTATCAAATATCTTCTGTTTCATCTCTGCTAGATCCGCCATTTTATTACCTCCGTGATACTATTTATTCTACTGGTTGTATCGCTGTGCTCAACAACCAGTGATGCTTAGAGCCTACGCTATTGCTACGGCTCTATCACATCACTTTTTTATTTTTTATTAATACATATATGCATTAATGCTTATAGAAAATAGTATTATGCATAAAAATGTTTTACATAACATAATGTATTAATTAATTAATAATCTACATAATTTTTCTTGTATTAGAACTCTCATGCATTTGAATATGCGAGTAGATATAAAAATATCTAAAAAACATGCTCGTCACACGCGACGATGAATTGTACAATTACGGTGGAGGATTGACCATGTCTCACCGACCTAAAATTAGGATGTACCCATATTCGCTGTAGCGTTGAAACATTATTCATCGGGTAGTTTCAACCAGCCTGAGCCCTCTATCGCTATTACCATGACTCAGCAGACTTGACGGTGCATTGCTGCACTCACAACCATTACGACACAGAAAATGTTGCTGCCATGGGCAGACATTTAGGCATCCACTAGGGGTAGTTCTGTGAAGTTGCGTGACCTCGCAACTACCGTCCAAACCTAATTTGACGGATTGTATGGCATACTTCCAGGCGATGCTAACCTATGTGGTCATAATAAAGAGAGTGTTACTTCTGCAAGTATGAAGTAAGATCGGGTGAACTCCAGCCCTCTGGTTTCAAAACTTTTCCGTCTTCCCGTTTGCGTACTTTTCCGGTGACTGGATCAATCTTGGCAAAATTGGTACGCATGACTTCGTTCCACGCACCCTCGCCATTGAATCCTGCCGAGTGCATAGCACCAGCAGTAACGACCATAATGTCTTCAAGTGCGTCTAGAATTTCAACCCGATCATTGGCGACAATTGCCTCTTTGAGTTCCTTAAATTCTTCTTCAATTAGATTAACATATAGTTTAAACTGAGCCTCATTCCAAACATCAGTAGTTTGATCACAGGCTCTCATAAACTTTTCTTGATCCGCAAATACATTTGTCATGTTTTTCCTTTATTGTTGTGTTTGGGCAGTGTCAATTTACCCCACAGCCCAGTTAAGATTCCAGAAATGATAGCAGTCAATGATGTCAACTCTACTCCAACCAGAAACGCGGCAAGACAAGTAGTAGCTGACAAGCATAGTATGTATGCTACATCATTCATCAATGTGCCCGCAAGATAATCAGGTCATCGTTCGTCCGACCCTTGACGATTGCTTGAACCGAGTTGATTTCCTTGAACAGCTTACGAGCAGCAGGCTTACCAGCACTGATCAGCTTCTTCAGTGTATCAGCAGGCTTACGCAGAGTCTTCATTCCACTTTGAGCGGAATCAAACCCAAGAATCGTAGTGCCCTTGACACTCAGTGACCCAGCGTGTGCGTCGGCAATGTAATAGGCCAATTTACGCTTGGCTGTATCATAAACCCACACTTCAGTAGCACCCACAATCTTGCTAGGGTGAATGCTGGTCAGATCAAGCTTAGTAGCATCATCCTTGAATTGCTTCATATACTTGATCTTTGCGACCTGCCTTTCTACTGGCACGGGCTTCCGCTTGCGAACAGTCTTGGTTTGCTTCTTAACGCTGATATAAGAACCAACACCTGCCAATACAGCATCGCAAAACTTGATCAGGTTGCGAATGGCAATCTTGCCATACTGAGCATAGCCTTCCTTCAAGTCAGCATCAGTACCAGCTTGCACCAGTTCCAATTCTTCGCGCCTACGCTTCCAGACATCAATAATGATGTTGGCGTGTTGAGGCAGAATGTTACGCTCGGTAAGAACACCCACGACATTAACATCAGCGGGTTGAGGATTACCATCAGTCAAGTAGGAGTCAAACAGACCCTCAATTTCGCCGGCAGCTTCACGCGCCTTGTCACGCATGATTTCCTGCACATTAGGACGATTGGGCTTTTCAACTTCTACTTCGGCAACTTCTACAACTTTTGTAGCGGATGCCAACAACACTTTCAGATGATCTCCAATACGAGCAAGTTCTTGTTCGGTCAAGACAAGACCACGCATACCCATGCGGGAGAGCCATCCAAGTGAAATATTGAATTCTCGCTCGTGAACGGAACGAAGTCGCTTGATATCGGATGCACTCACACCCCGATGCTCAGCAAAGGAAATAATCAAATCCTTGCTGGTCTTGCGATCAAAGAAACGAGAATACCAATTCAGTGATTGAACCAATACACCCTTGCGAAGTTCCTCGCTTGGCTGCTCAAGAAACACTGGCTCATTACCAGCGAACTTGACATCAGTGTCACGAGGATTCAATTCGGGAACAATTACAGCGTCACCGACAATTGTGTTACGAGATTTACGAGCCATATGATTTCCTACTGAATAGACTATAGTATAGCAGTGTTCCGAATTAATGTCAAATTCATGTTTCCCTGCGATTTAGACAATATTTAGCATGAAATCAGTATACACAACACAGAATTATTGTCAAGCGTTTTTGATAAATACTGTATGCCACGCTTATCACTTTGGAAGTCGGAAAAAACAGCAGATTACAGGTTCTTTGATCGCACGATAAAAGAAATGTTTCAAGTTGGAGCAACTGACCTATACATTCACAAGTATATTGGAACAAACAATCCAGTTACTAGCACAGATCTTAGTCAGCCAGTGTATGAAAAAACACAGGTAACAAACATCCAAGACTTGCTATTCATGGAAAATCGTGATCGCAAATATGACAAAAATATTTACAGATTGCGTGGACACTACAATGTACAAAATCTAGATTTTGATTTAAGTCAATTTGGATTATTTTTAACAAATGACATAATTTTCATCACTGTACACTATAACGACATGATAGATGTAATTGGTCGCAAATTAATGGTCGGTGATGTATTTGAATTGCCGCACTTAACTGACTATCACCCACTGGACGAGAAAATTCCTATTGGTATCAGAAGATATTATCAAATCACTGATGCTAATTTTGCAAGTGAGGGGTTTAGTTCAACCTGGTATCCACATTTGTGGAGAATTAAGTGTGAGCCTCTAGTAAATTCACAAGAATTCTCTGACATACTTAATGAGCCCACGCAAAAAGACAATTACATGGGTAATTATGACCCAACAAAAACATATCAGCCTGGTTACACAGTTACATATGATGGTAAGATATGGACTCCAAAGCAATCAGTCCCAGTTGGAGTAACTCCATTGGACGATGATTATTGGCAACTAGTTGAGGGTGCAAGTATTGCTGACTTGTTTAGTACATACAAAAAGAATATTGAAATTAATGATGCACTAATAGAACAGGCTAAATTATTGGTTCCAAAATCAGGCTATGATCGCAGTCAGCTATATGTTGTACCTACATTTGCCGGCGGTGAACCTGCGCCACCTGTCAATATAACAATTGATGTTACTAATGCCATACAAGTTGGCAATATTGAAGTGTTGTCTACCGCAAATTATCCAACTCCGAGTCCTGTTTTAAGAATATATAGAAGATATTTGGAAACTACTGGAGTTGGACCAAGTTATAGTATTATTTTGGGAACTTCGTATTTGGAACCAGAATTAACAGATACTAATAGTGGACCAGTAGAGGGAACTTTAGCAGCTACTGCGTGTTCTATTGGATATATGACTGGTCCATACGGTACCGCTGACGCTGACAATAGCAGAGCGGATCAATATGTTTCAAATATAGTTACCGCCAGCACTACAAAAATAAATTCTCAAACAATCAAGTGTGATGATTTAAGCTCTGATGTAATACCAGGATTACTAATAAGATCTACAATTATCAATCAGAATAATCAGCAAATATCAGTGTTTCCCGATGACACTACAATAACATCTGTTAATTATGCAACTAAACAACTTGTTGTAAGCAACAAAACTTTAACTACTATGCCATCTGGTACGAAAATAGTAGTAGCAAGTAATTTTGATGCCACTGCAACAAATCAGATGGATTTCAGAGCAGACTGTGATCCTCGTTTTAGATTTATTAGACGAGTAACACCACAAAGTTTCGGTTATATTGCTGGATATAACAGTGGAGACGGTACTGCTCCAAACGGAGAACAAGTAAGATCTGGAATATCTTTCCCTGGAAATCCTCAAGTAGGAGATTACTATCTAAGAACAGATTATCTACCTCAGAAGTTATACAGATACAGTGGAACTAGTTGGGTTGAGATATCAAGTAATGTCAGAACGGCAGTAGGATTTACGGTTGATGATGAGAGCCAATTAAGTACCTTTATTAATAACAGTGCAAGTATTACAACTACAAGTGGGTTGACAATTCCAAGTCGTCAAAGCTTAAGTCAAGCGTTAAAAATAAAACCAGATTAAACAATACACAGTGCTAATAGCATAAATATTCGTATATTAATTATTTGGGGAATTATCATCGCTACTTATTTCATGGACAATCAAATTAGAAGATTTCTAATTCAATTTGCTCGCATATTTTCCAACTGGGAAGTAACCACTGGAACAGATGCAAATGGCAATCCAATTTTACATAGAGTCCCTATTATGTATGGAGATGCTAGTCGTCAAGCAGGCACTATCGTCGCGAATAACAGTGCCAATAACTTGCCAAGTGCTCCACTATTAACATATTACATAAATGCAATTGAATATGATCAGCGAAGAACACAAGATCCTTATTTCATAGATAAGATTTCAGTTCGTCAGAGAACATATAATGATAATACACATGAATGGGAAAATACTCAGGGTAATGCATTTAATGTTGAAAGAATAATGCCTGTTCCCTACACACTAAGAATAACACTAGATCTCTGGACTACCAATTATAATCAAAAATTAGAGCTATTTGAACAGCTAGGGGTACTGTTTAATCCAAGTATGGAATTACAAAGTACAGATAATTTTATTGATTGGACTTCATTGAGTGTTGTGTACCAAGACGGCATAACATTTACCAGTAGAAGTATTCCCATGGGATCTGGAAATCCAATAGATGTGTTTTCTTGGAAATTCTATATGCCAATTTGGATAAGCGGACCTATAAAAGTCAAAAAGTACAATGTAATACACAAGATTATTGCCAGCATCTTTACTAGAAATTATAAAGATGACATACAGGATGACGACTTACTATTGGGTACAAGACAAAAAATAACTCCATATGGATACAAACTATTGTTGCTGGGTGATCAATTGCAGATAGTACAGTCAAGTCAGCCGCTAAATCCCGCAAACTCAGTAGTAGATGCAACTCCTAGTCCACATTCATGTTTATCATGGCAGGCAGTATTAAATGCATATGGCACAATTCGCCCTGGTATAAGTATGATAGCTTTGGAAAATTCATATTTAGACACAGAAGTCATGGGCACTATATCTCTCAATAGTGATAATGATAATATACTTGTCTATGACATAGATACAGATACGCTACCACAGAACACACTGGACCCAGTTGATAGTGTTATTGATCCAATAAAAAAGAGTCCAGATAGTGGGTTACCATCTGCCGCGACGGGTCAAAGATATTTAATCGTAGAAGACATTCCAATTCAGGAACCATATTCATCTCCGTCTGTTGAAACGCCAGCGTGGATTGGTTTAACAGAGGGTGCCACTGCAAATAGCATTATTGAATTTGACGGTGAAAACTGGTCGGTTGTATTTGACAGTAAGAATGTTCAATCAACTGAATTTATTACTAATATAACCAGCGGAATTCAATATCGCTTTGAAAATGGATCGTGGGTAAAAAGTTACGAAGGCTGGTATGATCAGGGATCATGGAGAATAATTATATAAAACATGAAGAAAACAAACTCAGTTGGAGTAATTTTTTGCTCTCAAAAAACATCAAGGCAATTGTTCTTATTAAGAAACGCTAAACGATATCCAGTATGGGGATTACCCGGAGGAAAAATAGAACGGGGAGAAACGCTTCGCGAGGCTCTAGAGCGAGAATGCAATGAAGAAATAGGTTTTTTTCCAAAGAATGCCAAATTATTTCCAATAGAAAAATTTATATCCGAAGACGCTAAGTTCACTTATCATACTTTTTACTGTTTTGTAGATGATGAATTTTTACCAAAGTTAAATCATGAGCACATAGGATACAGTTGGTGCAATCAAACTCACTATCCTCAGCCACTGCACAGTGGATTATTTAATACGCTTATGTATGATATTATCAAACAGAAAATAGCTATAATCCAAGAATCCATAAAATGAAAAAGCCTGACTAATCAGGCTTTTTTGTTGAACTGTAGTGTTTCAGTTATAGACTAGAAACTGTAACTACTGAATACAATGAACCCGCTGGAGCTACACCTGCTGATCCAAATGATAATACATATGCATTACCAGAAAAATCTAGTCCGCGGTTATTGCTAAACTTAGCGAGTCTTACAGTAGATGCATCTGCTTTTGTTACAGTAACAGTCATTGTATCGTCTGCGAGAGAAGCATTGTCAGAATCTGCCAACACGCAAATTCCAACATTTGTGCCATCAGAAACTAGAAACTTTCTTGCACCCTTTTGACGCACAATAAAACCATTTGCTTCAGCGTTGCCTCTGATTTTTACGCGACAAAGAACTTGAAGTCCTGATGTAGCAGTGTCTCCACCAACTACTCCATATAAATTGTTGTATCCTAGATCTACTCCGGGATGTGATATCTTTAGTGGTCTACCCATGATTTTCTCCTTTATTATCGTTGTTCTAAATCTATTAGATTAATATCCTTTAGTTGCAGTGTTGTAGGCTACTGTAAATGGTGTGCCGCCTGCGCCAATACCATATTTTGTTGCATTTACGCTGTTGCTTGCACCTAGTTGGAATGTTTCTGCACCACCCCACTCTTGGAACCAAATACGAACTGGATACCATTTGCCTGCTACTACCGTGACACCATCTGTGCCGCTTCTAGTATTACCAGTTTGTGCCCATAGATAATTGTTGTTTGTTGGGTTCAGTGCAGGAGCACCAATCCAGAATACGCAATCGTCATCTACTAGCGCACCAATTCTCATGTTGCCTGTGACAGGTGCTTGCATGTATCCTTTCCACTCAAAGGCATAATTGTTTTCATTACCCAAGTCAGTGCGAGTGCCAAAGCTTAGATATGTATCAACTTCATATGCTGGATCACTGATAGGACCATGACTTGCCACTCCGAAGAATCCCATGTCTAGTGTGTAGGGCGGAGTTGTATCTTTGACGGCGACTGTAGAAAAGTTTCCAACATACTTGCGACGATATAAGCCGTTGGCACTGTTTGGTACTGTGTCTAGCGCACTAGCTGTAATATCACGGAATGTAATACCAACAGAAGAGAAGGGGCCAACTACAGAACTAATTGGAGCAAAGACACCTGGAACTGTGTTGTTGCCGCCGCCAGAACCTGGTAGAGGCTCGTTACGATCCATGCCTACTGGGATAATAACATCATCTTCTTCTAGGTCAACTGCATCAGTCATAGCTTCATCAGTGCCAGCTTCTTCCATTTGAACAAAGTCATCAGATAAGTTAGGGTCAAATGTCCATGCAGTACTGGAACCCTCGTAGCTTAGACGATGACGAGTGATTTTTGTGATTTGATGTGAATCGCCATTATCATCCAGAATGGTAATAGACATTTCTCCAGGTTGTAAGTCAGCACTTGCTTTTTCTTTAAGATAACAAAGCGCCTGATTTCCATTTTCGTCTACGCACAAAAATCTCTTAGATGCTTTTTGTTTCAGAATGTATCCACGAACACTGTCAGTACCGTTGTTAAACTGCACTTTAATGTTGTTGTTTTCATTTGCGCCAAATAATTGTTGGCGACTTAGTGGTCTACCCATTTTTTTCTCCTTTTATTACTGACGTTCTAGGTCTACGCTGCGGGCTGAACAGCATAAGTCGTTGAGAACGAGCTAAGTATTTATCAAACGGAAGAAAAATTAAGAGTAGATTTCAACATGTTGCTTACCGTACTCACGCATTAAACGGCCAGCAACTGCATTTGCAACATCTTCAATTGATTGCTTTGTTTCATCGTTCATGTCATCACTGGCCAATTTAACCTCAAATTGTCTATGATGAACTAGCTCATGGCACAGTGTACGCATAATATCGGCCATATTTCTGTCACCGACATACACCCATACATAACCATTACTATGTGTGCTTCCAAAAGTTCTTTTTTCTTCTACTTCTTCTAGGCTATCACCATAGCGAATTTTTGGAATGTCATTTATTCCAAGACGATTACAAGACCACTTGACAAATCGTTCAAGTTGTTTTTGTTTTTCAACGGATTCAAATATTTCTTTTGATATCATGTAGTATTTATGCTACTTACATGATTGTAGTGCAGTCAATAACTGATCTTCATATCCCAAATGTAGATTTCTATCTGCCAATAAAGACTTTACTTTTTCAAAAATATCACTACTCTCAGTTAACTTTGGAAAATTAAAATCTGGTTTTTCCGGAATTGGAGTTTGACATTTTATTGGAATTGCAATCTTTACTTCTTGTGGAATATATCTAATAGTTTCAGGTGTAGCGGCACAACCACTAATAATCACGGTGAACAAACACAGTATTAGAGATTTATTTGCTGACATTTTTTATCTCTTCGTTAATTAGTTTATTTGCGTTGTCACACAAATTCATGTTTGGTTGTGGTTTACGATTAAGTAAATCTTGTGCTTGTTTTTTGTATTTTGATGCCACTGTGGCAGACTTTGTTAGCTGCTCTTGATACTTACTCAACTGTTGTTTTGCCTCTTCTTCTAAAGAAGCTATAGATGCATTTTGACGATCAACTGTTATCTTTAGTTCTTTCAAACTATTTTGTGATACTTCTAAGTGCTTCTGCGATACCTCTAAATCAACTGTTAGTTTGTCAATGTCGCTATTTAACTTAACAGTGTGCAAGTATACAAAAAATATCACAACTATTAACAAAGCGATAGCTGCTTCTTTCCAATATCTAAGTGCTATTAATAACATGTTATTTCCACTTAAGTGAAAAGTAGGTAGCATTACTCTCTGACATTTTTGCAGTTATTACAAATTTTTCAATGTAAAGAGAATAGTCAGAGAATCTTTCCCATTTTGGAGATTCCACTGAATTTTTAATAACCCACTGTCCCACTTCGCTTTGTTGCCATTTTAAGATTGGCTCGGCAGCGTACATGGCAATATCTTCTGTTACAGTTACTATTTCAAATTTATGTACAATTATTTTTACTATTTTTTGTATTTTATTATCAATTAATAAACATGAGTAATCAGAGAAATCAGAGAAATCAGAGAAATCAGAGAAATCAAGTGATGTTTGCGGTGGCTTTCCTATATATCCACTGCTAGTTATAAAAAAGTTGTCAACTACAGACACTTTACACCGCCATTTTTGCTTTGATTGGTGGATGACTTTCATATCCAATCAACTTGATGTCATCCATTGTGAACTTGTCAATGTCTTTTATCTCTGGATTCAGCCACAATTTTGGTGATGGCAGAGATTCACGAGTCAGTTGTTCTTTTACTTGTTCAATATGATCCAGATAGATATGAGTATCGCCGGTTGAGACGATGAGTTCACCTACTTCTAACTCACAGACCTGAGCGATCATGTGAGTCAATAAAGCGTAACTGGCGTAATTAAACGGACTTCCGAGAAAGGAATCGGCGGATCTCTGATACATATGACAACTTAGTTCACGGTTCTTGCTCACATAGTATTGGCTCATCACATGACACGGTGGTAATGCCATCTGATCAAGTTCGTCTACATTCCATGCACTGATAATATGTCTGCGACTATATGGATCATTTTTGAGACCTTCAATCAAGTTTTTTACCTGATCAACTCCCCGCCAATCTCGCCATTGAACTCCGTAGACTCTACCTAAATCACCTTCAAATTTTGCCTTAGGCTTCCAATATGGTGCCAACGCATTGGGAGTCCAAATAGTTACTACACCCTCTCTGGTACCATGTGTGATTTCTGCTAGTCTGCGTTCATCCCCGCTTCCCTCAATGAACCACAACAATTCTCCAACTACAGCACGCCAAGCTAACTTTTTTGTTGTAATTGCTGGGAATCCCTGTCTAAGATCAAATCGTAATTGACGACCAAAAACGCTGATGGTGCCGGTGTTGGTTCTATCCTCACGACTTTCTCCGTTTTCTAGTATATCTTTTAATAAATTATGATATTGCTTCATGTTTATAGTTTACACTATTTTTTTCCATACTTCAAATCTGTGTTCCGCCAATACTTCTCCGCTTACTAACTCAAATCCATTTAGATAGCTGTTGACATCCAATGTCACACTACAAGTTTCTTTGCTGTTGAATTTTGTTAAATATACTTTGTTAACACGATCACGCATATTCCATAGTAGTTTTGCTCCTCCTATAACAAACACTTGTTCGGATTCTGAAATACTTGGCAGCATATCATTGATACTTTTGTATACTTCGCAACGATCATCATTAATTGTTGAACTCAATACAATGTTTCGGCGATTAGGAAGTGGCTTTGGCATATTACTAGTCCAGGTTCCACCGCCCATTACTACAGTGTGCCCACTAGTTATTTGTTTAAATCTCTTTAAATCAACTGAAGATTTTGGCCACGGTAAATCATTATCATGACCAAATCCGTTGATTGAATTAACGGCAAAAATAGCATTCATAAGTTTTTTAACATTTTATCTGTTTCTGGTTGAACAGTTTCTGCTATTCCTTCAATGTCCAAAATGAATTCTATTCCAATCATTTCGGAATCAAACTCTTCAAGTTTTCGTGACACTGCTTCTTCTATCTCTTCGCTGTCAAATCCCTGATTAAGCATTGACCTGATATTGATAGTTCGTTGCTTTCGTCCTTGTAGCTTTAGAATTAGCTTTTTGATAAATTCAACAGGAATTTTTGTTTTTTCTACATCCTCAATGATGTTTTCCCATCGCTCAAATATTTCTGGGGACACAATTTTATCCTGCTACCGCCGTCTTTCGTGGGCGCCCTGATTTTTTTGCTGCTGTTGCTTGAACTACTGGCTCTACTGCAACTGATTTTTTAGTACGAGTTTTCTTTTCTGAAGTAACAGTTTCTTTAACGACTGGTTCTAATGCGACGGCTTCCGTTAGCAGTCTCTCGCTCTCAGCCATTAATCCTTTGGCTTCAGCGGCCATTTTTGCAGCCTGAGCCCTTAAATTAGATGCCAGATCAGAGTTTCCAAGTGCATCACTTGACTGATTTTTTACTCCGTTAGCAGACTTTTGCTCACGAATTCTACGAGCAACATCCTTTGGATCTTGAAGTCCGCGACTAGCATCAATATCAGCTAACTTACGAACAGCTTCTTCGCCCTTGGACATTTCATCTAAAATTGTATTTAACTCGCTGAGCTTAATATGTTGATTTGGAGAGGGTGTCATCATTACCGTAGATGTTTGAACCTTCTTTAACATGCCCTCGCGATGCAGAACCTGTAGAATTATTTGCCCGTCTTTCGTGTAGCTACGATTTAGCGCATCGGCTAGACTATCAGAACTTTGACCAATATCGCTCTCGATACATTGAATCAATGGATCATGCACATTCTGATTTAGAAGTTCTGTGTATATAACCAGACACATGTGCTCTTCACCAGGAAGTTGTCTAAACACAACAGCAACTTTACGATCACCATGCTTTCCTACATGTTTTATGAATCTCATTTTATATCTCCTTTAATGCTTATTGTATTTAGAGAGTGTATAGACTGTAAAAAAATATTTATGTAATAACTATATCTTTAGTAAGACGGTCACTGTATAGCTGAATGCCAACTCTACGAATTGCGTCGGCAATCGTTTGTGCATCCACATTGAATAGTCGCTTAATCTCAGTCTCTGTCAAGTCACTCTGAAAGCGATAGATCTCGTAAAGTCGCTGACTGTTTAATCTAGCTCTGAGCAACATACATTGTATTGGATTTCTCCATGTCACGGGTTCGTCCTTTAACACTTGAACAATAGCCTGTTGTTCTGCATCAGTTATATTAATTAGTGATTCCAGACCATACATGTCCCACATGATGATGTATTCAATCGTTCTTGGTTCTGACAAGTTCATAATAAATCTCAACTTGCTCTAACAGTTTATTTAGTTCTGTATTATTCTCAGCTAACTCACATATGTGTATCATTTTCATGTATCGTTTTGTGAAATTGCTAAGTTCTGTACTCCCGGTATCTATCGTGTATATACTTCTAGTCTTGTCTTCGTTTTCGTAGACTATTATTTCGTGTATCTGCTTAATCATAGTGAAAGAATAGCAAAAAGCCCGATGTTAGTCGGGCCTTTTGAGCAGTATTAATCAATCATTAAAGTAAGCCCATGTACCAAATGGAGGCTTGATTGAGTCAGAACCGTGAATGATAAAAGTGGTATCTGTATAATCTGGATCACCCCATGAACCGCATGGATAGCCATCGGTAAACACGATCAGACGCTTGGTGTCCTTCTCGCGATTTTTCAGATGAGTGAAGATAGCATCAAAGTCAGTGCCACCACCACCCTTGGGTTCATATGCCTCAATAGTATCCATGTTGTCACTGGTGAAGTCCTCGGCATTGTAAATCTCAGTGTCAAAGCAAAACACATGAACACGATAGCTATCAAACGCCTCCATGATACCACGAACTTCGCCCAAGAACAACGCCGCTTGTTTGTTGCTGATAGAACCAGACATATCAATTGCCACTGCAATATCAATCTCTTCGCCCGGTGTCATTCCAGGCATAATGGCATCCATATGCCAGCTACGACGACTGGGACGAATGAACGAGTAGTCATTACGAATCGCACTGGTCAAATTGGTCTGAATAAGTTCGCGCCAGGGCATCTTGGGTTCAGTAATACTTTGAATCATGCGATTGATTCCAGCGGGAATGTTGTCAGCACCATCAGCAGAACGAGCAGCCGCGATGATGTTTTGCTTGATTTCCTGACGAAGTTGTTCACGCTCGGCTTCAGACATGGGCTTGGGACGCTTGCCGCCCTTGCCTTGCTTATCACCGTCACCATCACCGTCATCATCACCCTCGCCGTCGCCATCCATGTGGTCGTCCAGCATCTGATTAATCAGATCATCAATGTTAATTTTATTAACATTCTTCATCAGATCATCATAGATTTCCTCGGCTGGCTTGCCATCATACTTGGATTCATACAAACACGGAACAGTTTTGATGAACTCACCGACCTTGTGACGCTTCAAATCGGCATTGACCGCATAATCATCGGCAATGTTCCAGATTTGTGGATCACGTTCACCGCGACGACCCATGTGATCATAGCAAACATGAAGGACTTCGTGTCCAAACAAGAATTCTACTTCTCCGCGAGTCAACATGTTGATAAAGCGGCTATTGTAGTAGAAATTGCGACCGTCGGTTGCAGCAGTTGATAGCCATTCATCAGCGTTGATCAGCTTGAGACGAGTGGCCAGATTGCCGAAAAACGAATGCTTGAGCAGCAGTGAAACACGAGCACCGATAAGACGATCACGAGCAACAGCATCAATCTTGGGATCCGTTACCCCGATCAGCTTGTCAAACTTATCGCTGCGAGACTTCTTCTTACCACCTAGAACTTCTGACATATGTATCTCCTATTGATATTGCATTATAGCACTAGCGCTATTTACTGTCAAATAGAGAAATGGCGTCCGAAGACGCCATTTTTATTAGCGAGCCGCGTCCAGAATGTACTTGCCGTACTTCTTGTGGAAGTCATCAAAGCAGGGCAGCGTAGATGGCTTCAGTGGCAGATTGTATTGCTTAATAGCAACACGAGAACCAAGAATGACCAACTCAGTTTCAAAGTTGTCCATCATAAATGTAAGGAAATTGTTGGTCATTTCCAACAGCTTGTCCTTTTTGACTTCCTTTTTGTCCATGATTGCCTTGAGTTCATAGCAAAGAGAAACAGTCAGACTGTACATGGCAGAAACTTCCTTGACCTTGAGTTCCTTGACCTTGCCATTCAGTACATCAATTGCTTCGGGCAATTGAGCACTAAACTTACGGTGAGCTTGGAACTTTGCAGCCAGACCCTCGCCAACAGCACCAGCTACTAGCGTAAACAGAGTTTCCTGATCAACATTCTCATCCTGAAGCAACTCACTGACGAAAGTCCATGAGCGAGGAGTAGCAAATGCTCGGCTAGCAGACTTTGAATCAAAGTCATACATATCCTGCTTGGCAAAAGACAAGTAGCCAACTACATCGGGATGAATGCCCTTTGCAGTAGCCCATGCTTGCCAGCTAGGGAAGTCGGGACGCATTTCCACGTGAATAAAGCGATTAGCCAGCGGCATAGGCATGCGGAAAGTAACACCCTTGTCGGTTTCACGGTTACCAGCGGCAACAATAACCACATTGTCGGGCAGAACATACTTGCCCACGCGACGATTCAGAATAAGTTGATAACCAGCAGCCTGAACCGAAGGTGCAGCACTATTCATTTCATCCAGAAAAAGAACAACTACCGGATACTGACTAGCAAATTCCTCATCGGGCAAATCTACGGGTGGCGCCCAATCCATCTTGCCCAGTTCCTTGTTGAAGAAAGGAATGCCGCGAATATCAGTGGGTTCCATCTGCGCCATACGAAGATCAATCATGTATCCACCGAGTTCTTCGGTAATCTCACTGACAACTTCGGACTTGCCGATTCCGGGAGGACCCCACAAGAACACGGGACGCTTGACTTGGAATGCCTTGAGCAGAGCCCGACGGGCCTGAACAGAGGTAACGGTATAAGAATCAGAGACTTGAACTGCCATTTTTGGCTCCTTTGTTAAACAATAGTGATAGTATAGGACGAAACTGATTATTTGTCAAATAGCGCCCGTCCAGGTGACGCGATTAAACTCACGAGCGAGAACATTCCCACGCGAAAAATTGGTAGCAGGAGCACGCCACGAAGCAGCCTTGAGAATCGTGCCACGCGAGAACTTGCCATCCTTGAGAACAATGAAAGAGTGAACACTGCCATTGCTCACAATCTTTACATACTTGCTGCCGACTTCAACAGTAACACCGTTGACAAAACGGTCGCACATTTCCTCGCGAATTTTAGTACGAACTGGATCAGAAACAGGATCAAGACTTTGCCAATTGATATAGCTGGACTTGATATGTGACACATAATCGTCAATAGCAACTTGAAATTGAGTGTCCATTTGTGTTCCTTTCTTTACTATGAATACAGTATATCACTGTACCGAATTACTGTCAACTTTGTTGAATTCTAGCTTGCTAGCGGCCAACATAGCGTCTGCGATTTTATAACACTGAATTGCAGTCTTCATAATCACTTCATCATCGCGGTACATGAGTGTGGCAGAAAGAGAACTCATAATCTGACCAGCAAAATAGTCACGGGTTCTCAATTCATTTGAGGGTGAAATGTTCAACAAGATTTTCTCCGTTAGAGTTACATTGAGTCAATGTAACACTAGACTGAATTACTGTCAAGCAATCAATGAACCATAGATGATCCACTTTTCCAAGTGATCAATGGCATCATTTACTGCTTTTAATTCATCCAAACTTTGACAATCTTTTTTGCGAGCACGATTGCGAACTTCTGCGCCACTAAGAACAGTGACCATAGCATCAATGTTGTTTAGCATGCGATGTAAGTCGCGATTATAGGGTAGCGAACGAATTTTTTCTTGTAATTCGTCTTTGCGTTTTGACCACTCTAGACTTGACTCAATCATACAGACAGTATATCAATCAGTTGAATACTCGTCAATAATTCTGACCTGCGATAAAGCCTAGCCAAGTAGTGCCACCGTTAAAAGTCATCAGCGTGATTACATCATACTTGTCTTCCTTGGTAGTTAACACTGGTTCAATTTCTCCTGGCCACTTAACTGATATTGGCCAAGTGATAAGTCTACTGCCAGTTGCATCCTGTTTGATTATCAGTGCCATATAGTACAGTCTACCAGATGTTGGAGTATTGATAAAATTAAGTGTGGTGATGTTTGATTGCATATTGATGATAAAATTGTTTGCTTGTGAGCAATCAATTGTAGTAGACTGGGCCGAGTTTATATTTACAGTTGACTCGGTGTATGCAGTGCCAAAGCTTAGTGAAGATGAAAGTGTTACTGCATTTGAGAATGTAGTTGCATTTGGTACAGTACCACCAGAAAAACCAGTTGCGGTCAGCGAGTCAACATATTGCTTGGTTGCTGCGTGTAAATCACTGGTTGGAGCTTCACTAAGAGTAAGTGGACCAGTCATTGTATCTCCGTTTTTGTTTACTGGAGTGTACCCAATAAGATTGTTAACTGCACCCAGTGCTGTTGTTGCTCCTGTTCCGCCACTTGTGATTGCTAGTGTGCCGCCTATTGTTATTATTCCACCGCCTACTATTGGTCCACCAGTTGTTGTTAGTCCAGTTTCTCCCCCAGAAACATCAACACTTGTTACTGAACCCCCGCCACCACCGCCACCACCACCGCTTACGGTAGTCCATGATGGGGGTCCACCATTTCCATTGCTTGTTAATACTTGACCTGCTGTTCCGTAATTAGCTCCGCTCAATCCCCATGCACCAGTTGGTGTAATTCTCAATCTTTCAGTGAGTGTAGTGCCAGTAGAAACAAATACAGACCCAGAACGGAATGGCCCTGATCCACCTTGTAGGTATACATTGCCTCCTGCTCCGTTGAAAGCACCTGGACCACCTTTTATATAAACATGTCCTGGTTCGCCACCAACAACACCTGTTGAAGAAGATATACCACCTTCAATTGATATAGATGTACCATCAAAGCCGTTTGAAATCGGTGCCTTTCCAGCTATGGTGAATGTGCCGGCGTTAGAGCCTAGTGTCAAGGTGCCAGAGCCATTATATGAAATTTGTGATGTTGCAGCATATGATCCACTGCTGTTCATTATTAACTGACCACTACTACCTGGTATTGCTGTTAGACCTGTGCCACCATTGGCAAGTGATAATTTTCCAGCTAGTGTAATAACTCCATCGCTAGTGATTGGTCCTCCACTAGTGGTTAGACCCGTTGTTCCACCAGACACATCTACACTAAGAACAGTTCCAATGCCACCCGGAGATATCCAAGATAGTGTTCCATCACCATTTGTGCCTAACACTTTGCCTTCATTTCCAGTTTGTTCTGGTAAAAATCCATTTAGTGCCGCTGCGCCTGATGATGCTCCAGTGCCTCCACTCTCTACTGGTAAAACGCCGGTAGAGAGTGTGTTTGCAGAAGTTGCATAAACTGCTCCGTTAACGGTAAACGATGAGAGCCCAGTACCACC